CTAAATTTTCTTGTTGTTCTTTTGTAAAAACATCTATGTTTTCAATAGCATCAAACATAATGCTACACATAGAAAGTTTAAACCATTTACGATGATTAGGAACAAATCCTTCATCCATAAGATGTTGTATAGAATCAACAATGTTGGGCGTACCATTTTCTAGTACGTCCAACATTTTTTCTTTTAACTCGGCATCGTATAACATAAACGTTATGTATTAAATGTCTTATTGTTAATATATGTAGAGTAACTGCTAATAGTCACTAACAGTTTTGTTTCAAGTTGTGCAATGCGGCTAATGTTATCTTGACCGTTATAAATAATTGCTATAACAGAATCATTTAATTCTTTAATCCATTCCTCTTTAAGTTTTGAAGCCACATTAACGTTTTTGATTTCATAAGCAGAAAGAACAGAATATAGTTTGTAATATTCGTTAGTTATTAATTTCCTAATGTTGTCAAGAACATAATCTTTGTTAGTTTCAATATTATTATGAATAATTATTGATTGACATTCTTGATTAATTCTACTCTTGAATGCCATAAAAGCAATGTCAATTACATTCTTGCACTTACTAATTTCTTTTCTTTCAGACTCTTGAAATACCTTATCTAATACGCTATTAAGTTTTACTATGTTTGCATTACTTTCTTTAATAGCTGCAGCCATTTCTATTAATGGTTTATTTTTATCTTTAGACTTAAAATAATCAATAAATTTAATTATCAAAGTATAAACAACAAAAACGCAGCTTGAAATAACTACAGAAGTATAGGAACTATTTCGTATAGATTCTTGAACAATAATATCGATAGTCTTGAAATCTTCCATAGTTACGATTAAAGGTACTAGCAAAATTAATCACTAGTACCTATTAAACTTAAGAACCTGAACCTGCACCAGCAGTTGCGGCAGTAGTAGCTTCATCAGGAGTTTTGATGTCAATAGTAACACCAGCAGGAACTGCAATGTGAAGCATTTGATAAAGAGGTTCATCAATACGATGGTCATGCTTAGGATTATAATAACGAAGATTCCAGATAGTATATTGTACATCTTCAACGTCGTTAGCATAATCTTTATACAACTCTTTACCCATTTGCTCGGTATAATTAATACCACGGTCACTAATACACTTCTGAGCAAGAGCTTGAACGTATGCCTTATCAGCAACACCAAGCTTAGCAGCAGTTACAGTAACTGCAATATTGGAAGTAGTATTATCTGCAGCCTCACTGAAGAACTTAACAGCATAATCGAGACCGGTATCTGCGGTACAGGTAATAACAGCACCACTAACTGTAGCAGTAATACCACTAGTCTGACTAAACTTATTGATATTCTTAGCAAGTTGAGCAGCTACAAGAGCAGCTGTATTTGCGGTTGCGGTCTTACGAGCAGAAGTAGTCCATACATCACGCTGATTAAATACTGCGCCTTTCTTTGTGAAAAGAACTACGTAATCAGTATTATCAGCAGGAGTAGGAACTGTAAACACTGCGCTGAAAGGAACAGCAGCAGAATACAAAGTCTTTGTAATTTCAAGATTTTTCTTCCAAACTACATCTTGACCTGTAGGAGGAAGATTATCACCATTGTATGTATAAATGGAATAATAATCTCCATTATCAATAATGGCGATATTACCTTTTGCTCTTTGAGCGGTATTGGCGGCGGCTGCACTAAGTACAGTAGCACCACTCTTAACCAAAAGAAGTTGTTTCATTGTTTATATAAAATTAATCGTTATCATTTCTTTGTTGATTTCTAAATCTCTCTTGTTGTGCTCTTTGTTGTTTAGCTTGTTCAGTAGCAATATTACCGCGAATAGAATCGTTGAAAAGTTCTACGGCATGTTTGACAATATTAACATGATGCTGTTCAGGCATATCAGTTTCTTCGTTATCAGTACCTTGGTCAATGTTATACTTAATTCTTTTAGGAATAGCAATATAAGACATTCTAAGTTTATAAGGAAGAAGATTATTATCTAAAATATATTCATCATAAGTATTATCAGCTTCAATAACACTTTTCTTTTTCATTTCTCCTAAATACAAATCAAAAGTATCGTTATTATAAACTGTAATTACAGGAGTACGAAGTCTTGCTTTTAAAATATAATCTTGCTGAGTTTCAGCCAAAAAAGCATCATCAATAAGTCTTACAGGAAAATAATTGCTAATAAATTTAGAATAAGTTTCTACTTGGTCAGATTCATCAGAACGAATTTCATATCCAGAAATACCGCCATCTGTTACCTTAATACTTGTTCCAGTATTATTAAAATAATTTATAGCAAAATCTACAAGAAATCTATATTTAGGAAATATCTTGCCGTCAAAATTTTCAGCAGAATTATTAGACCTAAATAATCCTATTTGATAATAAGGAGTTTTAAATTCAAAAGATTTACCAAGAGATATATACTCTGTACCACTTTTGCCTTCAGTCTCTCTTTGATATTCACCACAAACAGGAATTTCAATTACTTTGTAGATACCTTTAAGAGCATTAAGCTGAGAAATTTTAGAATTATCAGTAACAACTCGGTCGTTAGTAATACCGACATTGGTTCTGATTATTTCATCAAGAATATCGTCCTGACTTGTGTTCAGCAACAGGTCAATCTGTTCGGGAAGAATAGCTCGAACATTTTGCATACCCATTTGTTGAGCAAATTGTCTGAACATTATATGCATGTCGGTTGTATTCATACCAAGTTAAATTTAATAAGATGTAACTTTAAGTTTATTTTCGTACATTTGTCTAGTCGCTTTATTTTCGGGATTATTGAAGAAAGCAACAGCATCTTGCATATTCTTTCCAATAAATTGACCATCATTTGTACTAATTTGCTGATTGTGTTCTAATCTAGTAAGTTCGCCACGAGCAATCAGACGTTCAATGAAAGCAATCGTCAAAAGATTAATATCAGTAACCATAGCGTTAAACGTTGTCGGGTCTTCGTTAGCAAATACATCAATAATAGTTTCACGCTCTGTTTCATCTTTTGCCATGTATTCTGCAATATTAAGATTAAACTTAGCACAATAACGAACAAACAAAGCATTGAACTTTTCTGCATTACCACAAAGTTCAACATAATTACGTTTAGCAGCTTTACTTTCTTTAAGACGCTTAACTTGCTGAGCTTTTTCACGAGTTTCATCAACAAGATAGAAACGAGCTGAACGGCTCATATCAGCAAGACGCTTATCTTTAACAACATCATTGTACAAAAGTACATGACGATAAAGAATGTAATCACTAATATCTACCGGACGACCAACTTTATAAAGTTCACTTTCAAGACGATTAATTGCTTCAATTCTAGCAGCAATAGCATTCTTGAGTTTCTCAATAGGACCTTTATCTGCTTGTTCAAAAGCTCTATCAATCGTATCCATCTTACTTTGAAATTCTTCATAATCTTTACGATGGTCGAAAGCAAAACTATTATTGAAAGTAACCTTTTCGTTAACAGGTACACGAATGTTACAAAGATAGTCTTTTACACGAGTTACGAACTCAGGATTATTAGCTGAAAGACCAATTAGCTCTGGAAAATAAGCTTCAACTTCGCCTTTATTACTAGAAAGAATTTTGCAAGAATTAATAGAAGAACCAATATTTGCGGTAGGTCTTCCAAGAACACTAATGTTTAATTTACGATATGCAGAAAAGTTATTTTCAAGAACTTTAACTGTAACCGAACGATTAAAAACATAAGGTTCATTCAATTCTTTATCGCGTTCACTTTTAGCTGTTTCAGCTACATTTGACGTTGGAGTAGCACCACCGATGGGTTTTAATGTACTAATATCAGACATAATCTATTTAATTATTAGTCGAGAACACACTTGAGCAGAAACATTCTCTTATTATTATTAACTTGAAGACCAGCCGATGTCTTAATCTCATAACGAGAAGCATCAACTTCCTGAGAAAGAATATTCTGAGGAACAGCACCCCATGCAGCAGGTACAGGAGTAAGACCTTTGATGACACCAGACTGATAAATAACATTCTTACGGCGAACTTTACGAACATTACGTTCACCACCATACATTGACATATCTACCATAATGGCTTGGTGAGAAGGCATAGGAAGACCTGTACGAGGATGAACAAATCCGTTCATCTTAGCAGTCTCAGCAATAGTACCATTATCAAGCATATTAAGATGCTTCAGAGTAATAATATGTCCATCAGGAGTTTCCCAACGCTTAAAATACTTACCATAAGAAAGACCACCTTGGAAATCAGTAATCTCCTTAAAGCCAAGTGCGTCAGTATAACCACTAGCTTTTGCGTCCTCACGAATAGCACGGTCAAAATCCTGTGCAAAACCTTTACCGCAGAAGAGTGTAACTTCCATTGAACCGGTATCGGTATCTTTCGAAAGAACATCTACAACAGTACGATTAATCTTGTTTAACGTGAGTTTCTCACCATAAGTATCATAGTTAGACTCACGAGCAATCTCAAACATACCACTCGTAGAATAAATGGGCTTACCATTATCAATGTCGAAGAAATGAATCTCACCATCACTTTCGCGATTATATTCGGCAATCCACAAACGCTCCTCTTCCATGATTCGCATCTGAATGTCAAATTGACGCATCTCTTCATTAATCCAAAGATTGGTAGTTCCATTATTCTTTGTCTTAAACTCGTAAGTAACTACTCGATTAGAAATATCACCAGCAATTTCTTTAGAATAGCGATGATACTCAAGTTGAGAAGTCATCTTACCAGGTCCCATAACATTGGAACGATTGCCCTTAGAATACGATTCAGTAATCGTAGGAGCAGTCATACTCCAATACATACCAGGAGTCAAAAGAGCAGGGTC